TTTATACCATTATGTAAATTTAAATTCTTTCTATTTATATCTCCACCAGATTCTTTTCTCATGTTTATAAACTCTTCAATCTCTGGATGTGAAATATCCATGTAAGCTGCATAGCTTCCTCGTCTTGTTACACCTTGATTAAAGGCTAACATTTGAGAATCTACAACATGGATGAATGGAATTGTACCAGTAGAACGACTGCCTGTAGAAGTAGAAATACCGTTACTCCTAATATCTCCCCAATATCCACCAATGCCTCCACCAGAACTTGCCAACCATATATTCTCGTCATAGTGAGCAGATAAACCAGTGCGACTGTCAGGTACGTAATTGAGGAAACAGCTAATAGGTAGCCCACGAGTGGTTCCCCCGTTACTAAGTATAGGAGTGCTAAACATGAACCAACAATCGGAACAGTAGTTATAAAGCCTCTGAGCAAGTTCGAAGTCAGTAACTTGTTTGTAAGTAGCTGCAAAAACTGCAGCCCTAGCAAAAGATTCTTGTGCATGTGTTTCTTCCTCCCAAAAATATCTATCTTTTAATGTATCTAAACTAAACTTATCTAGTTTTTTTTCTTTATCATAATCTATAACAATACCTAAATAAGGTTTCTTACCTATCTTATCTTCAACCATTCTTATATATCTCCAAATGTAAAGCTATAATTGCATAGTGTAGTATTTTAAATAGCTCTATTTTTTTATTATCTTTCTTGCCATATCTCATTGCATACTTCATGATGTTACCAACAGCAAATCCTTCACCATGTCCAGCATCAATAATCATATCAGTTGCTTGATACTTACCATTACCATAGTGTTGTTGATATGTTTCATCAATATATTCTTCTAATAATTTTAAAAGTTTATCTTCGTTAAATTTATAGTTGTTCATTTATCCAATCTTTATCAGGTAATTTATTATCACTGAACCAACGAAAGCCATTTGTTTCTGCCCATTCAGCATGTGTTCTTTTTGTTTTATCTTTTCTTATCTTAGCTCCGGGCATAGGAGCAAAAGGTTTTTGGAAAAAAAATACTAACTCAATATGTTTCGGCAAAGCTTTTTTTATATGTATATACTTACTATACTCTGGAAAGTCCCAGAACCTACCTTTAGCTTCAATTAAAATAACACTACCGTCTTCAAACTTACGAACAAAATCAGGCTCATATTTATGTTCTATAATATAGTCTATAGTTTCCCAATGATGTCGCCAGTCAGAAAATAATCTTTGATGTAATTCATATTCCCAATGACTATCATAACCTCTAGGTATTCCAGTTTCTTTTTTTGGTCTAGGCTTTCTAGGTTTTCTAATTGGCATTTATTAATTCTTCTAATTTAACATTAGGATTTTTCTTTACTTGTTTATAAAACCAACGTAAGGAGTAAGCACTAACCATAAATTTATTGTTAGCAAATATATGGGTTTGGTCTGGTAAAAATTCATGTAAGTTTTTTACATTTATTTTATCTCTATCTTCTCCTTCTGGAGTCATGCTTCTTAACCATTCAATCATTAACTGTCTAGCTTTTTTTCTAAGCTGTTTAGATTTTTTTTGATTCATAATATTTTAATTAAATAAAGATGGGTCATAATTTTTTACTAGTTTCCAGTAAGTAAGAATACTGTTAAACATATTAACATGTTTGTTGTGAGATTCTCTATCCCAAATATGACAAGAAATAAGTTCAGTATCTTTTCGGTCTACAAAGATAGAAACTCTTTCAACATCTTTGTAACCACAACCTTGAGCATAAGCTGAGAGTTGCATTCCATGTTCATCATAAACTAATTTAGCAGGGTCTTTACCTTTTAAGTTATCTTTAGTTTTAAAGTCTATAAAGATACCTGATTTAGAATATAAATCTATCTTACCACCATAGCCTTCTTTAGCACAGAAAGAATCTTCAGCAATCCATTCTTCATTAGGAAATGTTTCCTCTAAATATTTTTTTATTATCTTGTAAGTTTTATTTTTAGACTTACCTAAAAATCCTTTCTCTATTAAAGAATGAATTTTAGTTCCTTCTTGTGCAGCTTTCTTACCAATCTTTTTAGAATCTTCTTTACATCTGTAAGTAAAAGATTGAAATGATTCTCCTTCTTCTCTTTGTAAAGTTAAAGCAGAATTTAAAGCTTGGTCTATCTTCCAATTCTCTAAAGATGGTTTAGCTATCATACCTATAATAGTAGTTACTGATGGTACTAAGCCTTCTTTCTTGGCATCTCTTAAGGTAGTGTTTCTTTCTTTACCATTAGCACCTATGATTGTATACATAGGTTCTCCTTCTCTAGTATACCAGTGTCCAGATTCAGAAGTAAACTTATTATACTCGTCTTTAGGTTTGTTGTCAAGTTTTTTATTCACTTTTATTTTCTCTATGATTAGACCATCTTAGTTTTCTATTCTCAGGATTGAATAATAAAAATCTAACATTTAATTCTTTTTGCTCTTTAGTTCTACTATGCTTACCTCTATAGGTAGGTCTTTGTTTATCTTTCTGCATTGTTTTAACATCGATGAAAGTTGTGTTACCATCTTTAATTGCAATCATATCTATAAGACCTGTACAACCTGCATTATGAAATACTTCATAGCCATTATCCCATAACCAAGTTACTGCATAATATTCAGCTAGGTCTCCCTTTCTACTTTTACTATTAGTGTGTTTCACTCCAGTTACCTCCTATCTTGTATTCGCCATCTAAAGGACAACGAAGATTAAAATGTTCTCCTGCTTTTTTAATTGCTTCTACTGCCATCATTCCGGCACACTCTGATTGTTTATCTAACACTTCAATCTGCCATTCATCATGTATATTAGCAACAAATTTATAATCAATAGTATTGAGTTTATACTTAATATCTAAATCAGCTAATGCTTTCTTCATAACAATAGCACCTGCTCCTTGTAATAAGGTATTCAAAGCAGCATGATTATTTCTTATAAATAATTTTCTACCATCTAATCCTTTAAGGAATTTTTTATTAGCTGCTCTTTGTACTCTTGTTGCAAGAGATTTAAATGAAGGTTTATTATTGAAGAAATGTTGTTTAGCTCTTCGCCCATCGTTTGCAGTTCCTCCAACCACACTCCCAAGCTTTTCATCTCCTGCTCCGTACATGAGGGCATAGATGAAAGTTTTCGCCTGATTTCTAGATTCAAGTCCTGCAAGTTTTTGATTAAAGGTGTGTATGTCTCCGTTAATGATTTCATTTATAAACTCCTCGTCATTCATGTAATGTGCCAACATTCTAATTTCTAATCCACTAGCATCGACACCTACTAATTTATAGCCTTCCTCTACAGTCCAACAAGCACGACACTCATTACCATATTCGCTATTAACACTAGGTACTTGTGCCATATTAGGACTTCTATGTGTCATCCTGCCAGTGATTGCACCATTAGGTATGACAAATCCGTGTACTCTCTCATCTTCCTCAACTGCTTCAACCCATGATTCAACTTGAGCAATTCTTTTTTGTAGTAAAAGAAACTTTGCAATTAAGTTAGCTTCATGAATATGAGTTATTTCAGACAAAGTTTTCTCATCAACAATAGGTTGTCCGGTAGGTGTAAACCTATCAGGTTTCCAACCAAAGTCAGTAAGGTATTCTCCAATTTGTTTTCTACTACCAAGATTAAACTCTTGTAAAGTTTTTCTCATAAATGGTTTTACATTCTGAGTTTGAATACAATTATTATATTCATCTTCAGTTAAACCTCTTTTAGATAATTCACCATCTTTCTTTATGTAAGGTGTAACTAATTTATCATCCACCCATTTAGGTTTAAATGTAGTATGAACTTCGTCTTCAATGTTTTGTTTTCTTTCTCTTAGTTCTGCTAATAAAAACTGTGCAGATTTAATATCAAACTTAAATCCATCTGTCTCTTGTTGTTTCATTACATGAGCTACTTCATGCTCTAACTTAACTGATTCTTTTGAGAATCCTTTTGCTTCTTTTCTAAGCTCATGAAATACTTTTGTATTTAATTCAACATCTCGAACACAATAGTCTAACATATCGTCAGAATAATTCTGGTAATCTTCAAAGTTTATTTTATTAAATCCTAATTTGAATCCCCACTTTTCTAAAGAATGCCCACCTTCACGAGTAGGATTAAACAGTCTAGATAAAACAAGAGTATCTAATATTTCTTTACCTGAAAATAAATCTACATCAAAAAACTTTTGTACCATAGGTATATCAAAACCAATAATATTATGTCCGATAAGTCTGTCAGCAGACTGTAGAAGTCTTACTCCTTCATCTAATTTATCTGGTGGATATTTAAATACTTGTTTAGTATCAACATCTTGAGCAACAATACACCAAACTTTTGTTGCTTTTAAATCATCTGTTTCTATATCAAATACTAAATCCATAATTAAAATCCTTCTAAGGAATCATCAACATTTATATCAGATATATCTGTTTCTGATAATCTACCAGTATCTTTATCATAAAGAAGATGAGAAGCAAGACCCACATCTCCTGTGTATCTAGATTTAAGAACTCTCATTTTAGTTGTTCTAGCTTCATCTATATCATCTGACTGTTGATTTCTTTCTAATGCTATCACACAATCAGACAGTTGTCCAATACTATTTGAACCTCTTAGATGAGAAAGAGATACTTCAATTCCATTCTCATGTCCTTTGTTACCATCAACTCTTCGTAAATGTGATACCAAAATTATACCTGCACCGGTTTCTTCTACTAAACTTCTTAGCCTAGTCATAATCATATCAATAGCTCTACGTTCATCGCCTTCATTGACAGCACTAACTAACATATGTAAGTGGTCAACGACTACCCATTTACATTCACAACCAATAATCATATATCTTAATTTAGAAAAAATATCATCAATATCATTAGTACCAAAGTGAGCATGTACCCATACTCTGTTTTTATTTTCTCCATCATATAACATGTCAAAGAATTTATCAATCTCTTCTTTACTAAAATTTTCTCTCTCTTGGTCAATGTATAATCTAGCATTAGCTTCAATAGATAAGATACCATCAATGGTTCTTCGCCAGTCTTCTTCAAGAGCAATCACCCCAACATTATCTGTTGTACTTTTAATTAAATGATGTTCTAGTTCTCTAGTTACAGAAGACTTACCAAGTCCAGTACCACCAGTAAGAGTTACAAGTTCTCCTTGTCTAAGACCATAAAGTTTTTCATTAAGTCCTTCCCAAGGATAAGGTACACTTTCTTTCTTTTCTCTGTTATGAAACTTATCTCTTTGCTCAGAAACATTTATGACACCAGAAGGTGTATAAACTTTTGCTGACCACCAAGCTTCAACAAACTCTTTATGTTTGTTACTTCGAAGCATATCATTAGGGTCTTTCCAACCATTAGGAAAAGAAAGTATCTTTGCTTTACTAGGTTTAAACAATCTAGCAACCTTCTTCGAAGCTTCTTTACCTGCTTTGTCATTATCAAAAGCAATGATAACATTTTCAAAGTCATCAAAAAATTCTAAGTTTTCTTTGATGTCTTTAACTGCTCCGGAAGCACCACTTTTTATTGACACAACTGCCCACTTACTACCAAGTAATTCATAAGCTGACATTGCATCACACTCTCCTTCAGTAATAGTAATATACTTACCACTCTTAAAAAGTTGTTGTCCAAACAATCCTGTTTCGTTCTTCGTTCCTTGCCAGAAAAATTGTTTCTCTCTTACAGCTCTAGTTTTTGTAGCAGATATTTCATGTCCATTGTAAAATGGATACAAATGTTTTATTACATTACCTTGTAAATCGTGAACAACTTTAACTCCATATTTATGAGCAGTATCTTTAGATATTTTTCTATCAGTCAAAGCTGAGAAAGAACCTATCTCTAAATTATCTGGTGATTTAAATTGTTCCTGTGATTGTACTTCCATATTTTTTCCCTCGCATGATTCTTTATAATTAGGCATAAACGAATCGCAACTAAAACACTTAGCTGAACCATCTTCATTTACTCCAACTGCATCACTACTACCACATAACGGGCAGGGTTGATGCACTTTATCCCAAGTAGTTGTCATGTTTGCCCTCACTTGTTAATTATTCTGAGCCAGTTTTATTAGACTCCATTATTTCTACATCTTTTATTTCTTTTGTTTCAGATTCTTCCGGAACTATTTTAGCTTCGTCTGAATCACCCAAAAGTTTTTCTAAGTTTGCTCTGTGTGTAGCAACAGTAAAACTTAAAGCTTCGGTAATCACTTCTAAAGTACCAACTTTTTGTATGATAACTCTAGCTTCATTCTGTTTACCTTCATCTTCAATGTTGTTTACATCGTAAGATGTTTCACCTTCATCATTTTTAATAGTAATAATCATATTAAAACTCCTCGTTATCCGAATCAGCTTCGGCATACTCAACTAACTCATTTACTTTTACAGCAATAAGTTCAGCGAATGTACCATAGTTATTTTGATAAGGTTTAATTTTAACCTTAACTAATGAACCATTACCCACTAAAACATCTAGTGGATTGTTTTCCGCATCAACTAACTTAGGTGCTTCGTTAACACGTGTACCTACTTGTACCTTTTTACTAAATGAAAAAGCAGGTTCATCATATTTAGGTTGTCCACTTCTATCTCTCACTTGAGACAGACCTTGTGCTTCTAGTTTTGAAGCGGTATCAGTATCAGTCAATACTGTTATCTGATATTTAGGGTCTCCGAATCTAGTGTTAGGAGTACTAACATTAGCCCACATCGCCTTTCCTTCTATATATTCATACATAATATTTCCTCTCTGTAATGTATTCGTTGTTTAAAACTTGGCATATTATACCACAAGTAAATTTATTTTGCAAGT